GGCACGGCCTAGCGTTGATGGTCTGACCTTGCACAGCCCCACGGGTGGCCAACACGTCCGCTGGCCATTGCCAATGGTTGTCGGGCGAGCCAGCGTAGAACTTCAAGTCATCGATCTCATCTTCGCGGGACTCAGACAGCGCAGAGATGGCCATGTCCAAACGTGAGCGAGCAGTCGCTAGGATACTAGACGATGAGCTTTTGTCTTTGCCGCCGTTGGCCACAGCACCGGCTGCGGCGATGCCTGTGTAATCTGCCATTATTTTTTCTTCATTGGTTTGGCTTCGCGCTTGACTGCATACGCGATTGCCACGGCCTGTTTGACCGGCTTACCGGCCTTGACTTCCGCTTTGATGTTTTTGCGGAAGGCTTCGGGTGATTTGGATTTAACGAGTGGCATGTTATTTCTTCTTTGCAGTTTTGGCCGAGTCTTTGAAATCTTTGGCCGTTGGAGCGCCTTTTGCGCCTACAGGGCGCATTTTTTCTTTGCTACCAGCTGCGATACGTGCTTGTTTAGCATGAATATTGGCATAAAGCCCAGGTTTAGTTGCCATGATCAACACTTCCATCGTTTAAGGGCTGCTTTAGCGCGTTCGCCGTCTTTGGCGTTGGCTGCCACTGCGCCCATTCTTGCACAAAATGAATCCTTGCGGCCTTGGTCTGCCTTGGTCTTAGGACTAGGTGCTGGCGCTTTGAGGTTAGAACCCGTCGCCGCATTGTACTTCTCGCGGCCTTTGGCGGTCAACCCAGCGCCTTTGGACGTAGGCAGCTTTTCGCCTCGACCTACTGACAGTGATACTTTTTTTGTCATGATCCCATCCAACTTGTTGATACGCTGCTGCCCTGCGAGTTTATCCGGCGTGTTGGTTCAGTGTACTCGCGGTGCGCTACAGGAAATGCAAATGTAACAGCAATTGCGTCTGCTGCGTCAGGCGACGCTAAACCACGCGACTTCATGTCTTTTTTGCTCTCCAAGAAAATCGTGCCTCTTGAGTCAGGCTTCATCATAGGCGAAATCAAATCAGTTTTCAAGAACCTGTCGTTCGGAATGCTTGCCGTCTTGAGCCATTCCCGCATGTCGCCCCACATCTGCGCGCGCATATTGCCGTACATGATCGGGTTCTTCGCCTTATTCCCAAAGTTCACACCCTTGATCTTGTACCGCTGCTCCTTGAGCCGATCCACGATGCCTGCGCCCAAGCCACCCTCGTCGATCACCACCAGCGTCGGCTTGAACTCGTCAATTGCTTCGATCACATGGCCGACCACCGTCATGGTGTCGTCACCCCTATGCCGCATAATCTTCACAATATCGCGCCCCTGCCGCACCGCAATGACCGTAGCGTCCGCACCGAAGCGCGCCGGATCGACCCCAATCACGATTGGCGCTGATTGATCCTGATACTTCGTCCGCTTCATGGCGTCGTCCACGATGTCAGCCCCAATGAACTGATCGTCCCCCGCGTTGGGGAACATGCCGTACACCTCGACGTGCGCTTGGGCTGAGTCCGGCCCATATTCAGCAATGATTCGCTCGTAGACCTGTTTGTCGGTGCCTTCGACCGTTCTGGCGTCCACGACGCGGCTTTTCCAGAACTCCCGCTTGCTGTTGAACGCCTCGTAGAAATACCCCGTGTTGCGGCGCGGGTTAGAAAAGGCCAGCCAGAAGCGATTTGGCGTATTTTCTGTGAAAAAACCGCCAGTAACAGCCCAAATTGAGTCGTCTATACCGCTTGCCTCGTCAAAAATCACCAAAACACCGTCAAAATTGTGCACACCCGCGTAAGCGTCGGGGTTTTCCGCTGACCATAAGCGCCCTTCAACGCCCCAGTACCTGGTGCCCTTCTTCAAATCGCGCTCGACCAGCTCGGTCAGCCACTTGGCGGGCATCACTCGGGTGGCTGACACCTCAAACCAGTGGCTGTTGATCGACATCGCCAGCCACTTGGTGATTTCGGCCCAAGTGATTGACCTGAGCTGGGACTCACTGTTGGCCGAGATGATGGTCGTCGAGCCTATCCTTGTGGCCAGCATCCAGATCGTGACCCAACTGACCAACGCCGACTTGCCAATACCACGGCCGGATGAGATTGCTTCTTGCAACACGTCAAAGTCCAACTTTTTCTGGTTGAGTCGGATGTGCTCCGCAATGTCCAGCAGCACTTCGCGTTGCCAGCGGCGCGGGCCACTGAAGTTTTCCAGCGGCGTACCTTTGACGCCCCACGGAAACGCAAACATCACAAACGCCAGCGGGTTGTCCTTGATGGCCGGACTCCAAAGCCTGGCCATCAATTCTTGTTCGTCTTCAGCGCTGTATATGGTGTTCTGCATTTAGTTTTGGTTGTAACGTAGGACTCGGTTCGTGGGCAATCACATCAATGACCCGTGACTCGGCTTGGCGTAGCGCGCCGATGATGCTGATGCGCTGGTCGACATCGATGCTGATGGATTGCTTGGCCACCCAGCCGTGTGAGTGTTGGAGAATTGCCAGCGCCGCCTTAGCGTCGCCTTCCTTGGCCGCCTTGTGCAGACACAGCGACATCTCCAGCTCGCCGTCGGCTTTGCCTTTTTGCGCTGCCATGTCCGCTATGGGATCCAACTCGCACAGTTGCCGGTACTCGGTCGGCAACATGCCGGAAGCCAGGGCCAATGCGTCGCCCTTAAGCCCCAGCTTGGCAGCGTCGTAGATTTTGTTCAGGCGCGCTTCGGTCGCAACGATCTTGCGCGGCTCAAAGGGTAGGCTGTGAAACGTCATGTGCGGAGTGTAAATGATGTGGGTCATGTGGGCAATTTTAAAAAATAAAAAAATTGTTCGTGAAACCTCCGTCACCGTTGGGCCATGACGGCGGGCCCTACCCCTCCCCCTCAAGTTAGTGAGCACTTACATACAGTCCCTAAGTTAGTAAGCACTTACATACACTTGCAAGTTAGTGGCCATTAACATATAGCTTTGACAAGTGAGTACATACTAACTTGGGGATGTTAGTGGTCACTCACTTAGTTTGGTTAGCGGTCACTAACATGGCCATTTGACGCCAGTTAGTGGCCACTAACATGGGTGTAATACTATAGTTTATGGACACTATGGACAATTTGGACAAGCATTTTAAATCGTTCGCCAAACGTGATCCTCAACCTACTGTATAGCTATATAGTATTACTATTTTTGTTTGCTTTATATATACCTATTTTATTGTCCATATTGTCCATAAGTCTGAAAAAAGTCAGGTTGTATATAGGTTTTTTATGGACAATTTGCGCATGATTTCCCTTGTCCATACATTACCCTAAATATCCATGCAAACTAAGGGTTTGTCCCTATGAAATAATTGTTGACAAGTGTAAGGAAATAACTGACACTCTATTTTGTAGGCGCTGAATTGCCTACAAAGTCAAATTCAATCAACTACCAGGAAAGTACAGTATGAAAATTCTCGGGTATATCGCATACGAAGGCCCGTCAGAAATCGACGGCTCGCCAATTGTCGTCATTGTGAATAAGATCGACGCCGATTCTAAGAATGGAAAAACCGGCGCGATTGTGCAAACTTTCATTATCCGCTCCGATATTACGCCCATGGCCGCGCTGCAATCTGGCGCTGACGCGGCCATATGCGGAGACTGCGCGCACCGGCCATATTTGATAAAAACCGGTGAAAGCGAAGATGCGCCATGCTACGTGCAGGTCGGCAAATCAGTTCAATCGGTTTATCACGCATACAAGCGCGGCCGATACGTCAAAGCCGATCCGGCCACAATCGCGCGCGCGCTGGCCGGTAAGATCGTGCGACTCGGTACGTACGGTGATCCCTTCGCAGCGCCGGTCGGCATGTGGAATCAGATTATTAGATATGCAGCTGGTCACCGTGGATATACGCATCAATGGCAACGCGCTGATTTTGACGCGGCCGCATGGGCTCCGCTCGTCATGGCCAGCGCCGATACTATCGACCAGGCCGCGCATGCAAACCTACTAGGCATGCGCGTTTTTCGTGTGTCGATCGGTGTTGATAAACAAGCCGGTGAGGCCGTGTGTCCGGCCAGCGCGGAGGGTTTGAGAAAATCGACCTGTGCTAAATGTACATTGTGCGCCGGTACTAGCATTCAAGCCCGTGATGTAGTGATCGCAGACCATGCCGCTGGTCATGCGCGCCGAGTCATAAGCCTGGCCGTTGTCTGATTTTCAGTGCATGGCCATATTGTGGCCATGCGCGGACAATTCGTCCGATCACAATCAACTAATCGAAGGGTAAACAATCATGATAAAAACAATGTACGCAAAATATAAGGGTACATGCGCGCGCACCGGCGCGCCGATCCGGCCAGGGGATCCGATCTTATATGACACGGCCACGCGCAGCGCCACGCATGCGGAGCTCGACACGGCCACGCATGCGGAGCCGGAGCCCGAAGAGGTCTATTTGGCCCGCGCGCGCGGCCCGTATATATCGCATATATGGCAAACCGGGGGGCGCGAATACTTTCAAAATAAGCGGGGGCGCTGCATCGACGCGCCATGCTGCGGGTGCTGCAATATATGACTTACTACACACATAAGGGCCAGGCTCAGGCGCTGGCTGACGAGCTGGCCATGCAAGAGACGCAGGCATGGTCTTACCATGTACACGGGAGCCTTAAGGGCTTTTATGTAGCAGTATTTGACGATGACGGCCACTTTTTGGGGATCCTATGACAATTCGACAATTTTTTGACGCGCTGGGCTTTGCCTTTTTTCTGGCTTTGCCTTTTATTCTTTATTTCTGGAGCATGACATGAGAACGATCACACTAGGGAAAACGATATATAAGACCGATAGAGACGACATTCTGGCCATGCACGCTAAGTGCACCGGCAAACATAAGGTTGTTAAATCGAAGGGCGCTGAAAAGCGGATCTATCCGCAGCACTGGGCCGGTGACTCGACGGCTGATTATGTGGCCGCATATGAGCGCGCAAACCCTAAAATTATGCCGTGGGACTGGGATCAGCTGCGCGCGGAGCCCTGCATGTTGCCGGTAGGTGAAGATTCAGCCTGGGAGGTCGATCATGCGGACAATTGAAGATTTTGAGGCGCTGGAAGACTTGGTGCGCGAGCTCCGCGACGAGCTCGACGAGTGCCTCATGGCCGGTATGACACCGGCGCCAGGTATCGGAGAATATATTTTTGAATTCGATCACCCTAATGGCGACACGCTAACATGCTATTTAGAGATTGACTGGGGCGAAGAGACCGAACCGGCGCACGCCACGCTAGTCAATGCCTATTTGGGCGCGGTCGATGTGCAAGGGCTGTTGCCGATGCCCATAATCGACCAGATCGAAGCCGAGGCGATGGGGCACTTATGGCCGTGATAATCGCGGCCTTGATTGCCGCTATACTTGCCGTGCTGCTTGGTCTCTGAGCGGTTGCCTGGAACTTAACAGCCCCGCTTAATGCGGGGCTTTTTTTATCCCTCGACCATATTCCGCAATTCTGATTTCGTGGCCTTCGCCAGATCAGGGGCGCAAAAAATATGCTTTTTGGTGTCGTGCAGTGACGACTTAAGGCGACCGCAGTCGATCCAATTAGCCTCTTTCAGCGCGTGCAATAACGCGGCCTGAACGATCTTCACGCCCCCAGGTGCATACCCTTGCAGCCGGTCACACAGTGCATGGAAGGGCGACGCGATGACACCACGGGAGAATTCACCCACACGCCGACGCATCTGGTCAACCAGGAACGACTCGGCGGTACTCATGCCATGCTCGACCATGATCAGCTTGGCTTCGGTCACCGGCGGCGGCGCGGTCGGGTTCCAGTCGGACACGTCACGAGTGTGCAGGTAATGGGCGACAGCTTCAAAGCCGCCCTGACGCTGGTAAAAATTCCACAAGCTCACGGCCTGCGCCTCTGCTAGTTTAGGCGCAGCGCACCAAATCACGAACCACCGGCGATCCTCACTAGGTAACGAGATGGCCACGCGCTCGTTGGAGAATGCGATCACGAACACCCGATTCAGTGCCATGTACGGGTGCAAACCCTTACGGTTGACCATGAGCAACTCAGGCGGCGCGGCAATGATGGGCTTCAACGTATTCTCTAATGCTCTGCGGTCTTTGGCCTCTGCTTGGCGCAGCTCGGCGATCTCCATGACTTCGCACTCAAGGGCGTAGCCCCACTGGGACGATAAGTCCTCATTCTTGACCAGTGAACAGTTGGCTTTAGCGTCGCCACCTATAGCCCAGAAAAACGGCGCAAACAACGTATCTTTGCCGCTGCCGTGGTTGCCGCCCATCAAAATGGCGTGATTGATCTTATGGGCTGGAAATTGCACTTTATGCGCCAGCGCGTTCAGCAGGTGCTCACGCTCGAACGGCTCGGGCACCATGCGCTCGACGTGCGCCAGCCACAGGCTGACGTCACCGGCTTTCGGTGCGGGGCGAGCATCGCGCCAGCGGTTGCCGTACACCATGCCGTCACGGGCGACCAGAATAGTGGCACCGGCGGCGTAGGTGATACCGGCCAGCGACTTAGCACCCTTGGCTTGGCGGTTCTCGTCGAAGCAGTGCGACGCTTCAATGCGACGCTTGCTGTTATGTATCGACTTGCAGTCTATGTGCCGAAACAGAGCGTTAAACGTGTTGCGGGCGATCTCACGCCGGTCGCTCAGGTCGAAGTAGCAGTCATCAGCTTGGACATACGCAAACCGCTCGTACCACTCGGCCTTCTCAATGCGGCCAAGCTCTTTACGCTCGACCTCGGCCACGATCTTGGCCGCTTCGTTCGGGTATTCGATGGTCGGCGTGAGCTTGGACAGCGCAGAGTCCATCGCCTGCGCCAGCAGCTCCTCACGCAGACCAGGCGTGTGGGCAGGGCCATCGTTATCAGTCACCCATTGCAAGAACATGCGCGAGTCAAAATCCACGCAGTGCGAATGCAGGCAGCAATATGCACGGTTTGCGGGCATATACCGGCCTTCGGGGTTGCCGTCGGTATGCTCGGCACTATTGGGGCAGATCACGCCAGCCCAGCCCTCGCCATTGGGTCGGGACAGCAGCAGACCCTGCTCGGACAGCCACGCCATCACGTCGTCGGCACCGTCGTCCGACAAGCGGATCGGGCGCAGGGTGAGCGAGTCGGCCTCGACCGGCACCACGCCTAGGGCGGCGCAAATTTCGGGCAAGGTGAACTCACGGTCTGGGTGAAACTCGACCAGGCGCGACTCAAACAGGTTGCGCTCGGGCTTCAAGTTGACCGAACCAGGCAGCCGGAAGTTGCGAACGGGGTTACATGCGCCTGGGTCGGTGTAGCCAGCATCTGCGATGGCGCGGATGGCTGCGCTGAACTCGGCCTTGGTCGGCTGGTCAACGAAAGCATAGCCCCACTGGAACGAGCCAGGGGACGTCTCCATGATCCACGTCGGGGCGATGGGTGGCACCTTGGACTTGGTGCCGATGTCGTCCAGCATCATGACGAGGATGTACTCGCAGTTGGCTGCGGACGCTGACACGCGGCCGTCGGTGAAACGGTCAACGACAAAGCTAGCGGTGTTGGCGTACCACGCTTGGCCAGCCTTGGTGCCTTTGGTGGGTAGGTGCGCTGGCCATGTGCATTTGACTGCGCCATCGGCGTGCAGTTGTATTTGACCGTCTTTTAATTGTGGTTTTTGGTGCACAATAAGTGCGGTCTCGCCAGCAGGGGCGAGTTTTGTGATAAAGTCCAGAAATTCCAAGTTATTGCTCCCGTTAAAGCCCGCCTGCCAGCGGGCTTTTTTATTTACCGTATCTCGACATGATTGCCACTTCTGCGCCAAGGGGTAAACCCTTAGCCCATTCGGGTGGCGTACACATCACCTCTTCGAGCCGCACGGCCATCTCTTCAGGCCGGTCGGTTTCCAACACTATCTCGTCATGCACATGCAGCACCACGTCATCAAGCTGGCGCAGCGAATGGCGCAGCAGATCGTTGGCGGTGGCTTGGGTGATATTTTCGCACGCCAACCCTTTCCAAAGCCTTGCACGTGGCCATTCTTTTGCATCTGCTGCCGGTTTCCAAGCGGCCTTGGCGTAGGTCACGCCATCGGCTTCCAGCTTGGCAAACGGGTAGCATAAGACGCGGCCGGAGGGCAGAGCGTACCAGAGATGCTGACCATCATATAGATAGGTAACCCGCCCCACGTTGAACTCATGGCCTTTATTTCGCATGGCACGGGTGTAGGCTTCTTCTAAGTCTTGCCAGTACGGCACAGACCAAGGGTTTGCCCGTCTCCATGCGTCAACCATGCGCTTGGCATCTGACTCGGGCAGGTGCACACCGTAAGCCCGACCCATCGCGGCAAAGGCACCAACGCCACCGGCGAAGCCGCAGGCAAGCTCTTGAACCTTGCCGATCTGGCGCTGCTCGCCGGTGACCTGATCGACGGCCACGCCAAAGGTGGCCGAAGCGTTGACCTTGTACACGTCCTCGCCCTGGGCGAAGATGGCCAGCTTGCGCTCGCCTGCGGGGCAGTTCGACAGCCACGGGGTCGCACGGGCTTCGATAGACGACCAATCGGCCACGACCAGATGCTTGCCTTTGGCCGGTATCAGTGCGGGCCGGAGCATTCCTTTGAGGACATCTGTAACGCGCTTGCCAAACTGAGGAACAATTGCATGGCCTCTGACCATTGCAGTTCTAACGTCTTCGGGCGATTTGGCGCACTTGCGAGTGAAATTGTGAACCTGGGCTCCGTAGCTTGAGGCTCTGCCTGTAGCTGAGCCTCCAGCGAATACAAAGGCTCCGCGTACTCGGTTGTCTTCGATATCTGCAAGAGATGCAAGGCGGCTAAACTTTGCAACCGAAGACGCCCATAGGTCGTCCGCGCATTGGATGACCTCGGCAACAGCGGGCGGTATCTCATCTGGGTTCTCCATTGCAAGCAGATTGGCTCGCACAGTTTTGTCAATTGAATATTTCTTCTCGCCGTCTTTGTAGGTTTCCATCAACTTGAGCGCCTGCGGGCCGACGCGGTCGATCACCCACTGGCGCATCTTAGGCGACCTGACGCTGGTGATGGCGCCTTCGGTCACCTCGGCCACGATCTGCTCGATCTCGACCAACTCATCGCTGGCGAACTTGATGGCAGCGGCGCACAGTGGCACGTCTACCAACACGCCACGGTCGTTGATACGCTCGTTGACGTGATAGTCGGCCAGCTCGTCGGCGCTCAATGGGCGCAGCGCCTTGCTGATGGAGCGCATGGCACGGACATCTTGTTCGCAGTAGGCCACCATCTCGGCCATAAGCGCGGGGTCCTGCCGGAAGGTGCCGTCGGCCTGCGGGATCGACAGCAGACGAATCAGTTGGGCACCTCGGTGGTCTTTCTTCATGGACGCGCCAGCAAACCGGCCAACGTCTTCCAGCGACCCAGGCGCACAGTTGGCGCGGGCTTGTGTTGCGGTGCAGACAAACTGCTCCAGCTTGAAATTTATCTGTAAAACGTACCAGGAGATTAGGCGCTCAAACGCCGCATTATGTGCGTAGATTTGGCCAGTGTACGACTTTACTTTCTCAGGAAAGGGTTCTGTAGGTATCCACGTCACCACCTCGTCGTCACCAAAAGCGTAGGACATGCACAGCACTTCGGTGCTGGCATCTTGCGCGTAGTTGTAAACGCCCGCAACCGTTAGGTTGCAGGCGCTACGGGTCTCAAAATCAACCCAAAGTGACATCAGGCAGACCGGCGACGACGACCTGCTGGCGCAGCGGGGGCTTCCTCAACCTTTGCAGGCTCAGGCTCGCCGTCCATGCTGACCCACTCGATCACCTCAAACACAGGCGTGTAAATCTTGCCGTAGCTCTTGTGGGCGTAGTGGTCTTTACGCAGACGCACGATAGCCACTGGCTTGGCTTGATCCTTATCGACCTGCTCGGCCAAGGCGACTGCGATGGACTGAACCGCTTTCTTACCGCCCACTGACGTGGTGGTGTAACGCGCTTCCATTCCCTTGTCTTCGCCGCTGATGCACTTCAAGCTCAGGCCAACCTGTGTTTCCCAACCCTTCTTGGCACCAGGAGGCGCTTCGTCGAGTTCGGGCAACGGCTGGCTGACACTGGCCATCTTCTCGGCCAACACCTCACCATCACCCCAAGCAATAAAGCCGTGGACAAAGGAGAAGGGGTTGATCGCCCACTTGCTGTCGTCTTCGACTTCGGTCTGATCGGCACCGAAGACCCAATGGCCAGTTTTATCCATTTTGAGGATAGCTGTACCGGCAGGGCCAACATCGGATTGGATCGCCCGCAGTGCGGATGACAGGGTGGAAACTGCGGGCAAGCCCGCTTGAGAGAACGCTACTAGATTGGACATGATTTTCCTTTATTGGATTTTAAGAAGGGCAGCAGTTAACTGCTTCCCGATTTGCAACACTGCCGGACGGGGATCGCTCTCCACCGCCAATGTTGTGCCTGAAGACACTGACACGACAAGATCGTCGGGCAATGTCTTCTTGCTCTTTTTGAGTTCCTTCTCCGCTTGCGCTGGAGAAATGATCTCTGTTTTGTGTGGAAAGATAAACATTCCGGCCAAAGCTAAAGCAGCTTTACCTTCATCCACCCACTGACGTGTGCCACGCTTGGCCACCAGTTTATACCCAGGCACCGGCGCACCGCTGTCAAGGATTTGGTGCGCCAGCGCACGTAAGTCTTTGATCCAGTCTTCCAATATGTCCGCGTTGGCCAAGTAGGCACCCAGCGTCTGCACGTCGATGGCTTCAACTTGCGTCTTCAAGGCACGGTCAACAGCGCCGGTCATCTGTGGGCAGATTGGCTTGGCCGCGCACCAACGGCAGTGGTCGCCGATCTTGAGCTCGGCATTTGGTTGCTGGGCTAGCTTGACGGCCTTGACCAAGTCTTTTTCAAATTGGGCGATGCGAGCCGGTGTGGTCACCCAACGCTTTACCTGTGGCGGCTGCACGATCACCATCTCGATTTCTTCAACATCCTTAAACGCCCACTTGGCTGCTTCAGTACGCATGGCCGCAGCGGCGTAGAACATGAGCTGGGGATTCTCCTCTACCTCAACAGCCACGCCGTCACCGAATTTCCAATCCAGTACGACAGCGCGGCTGCCAATGCGCCCAATGAGATCAGTGCTCCCAAAAACGCCAGGCAACAAGTCGCCAAAGCCAACACGAGTTTCAGCTTCAATTTCCATCTCCTTGTTAGGGTCAATCACATCCAGCGCCGCAAGTGCGGGCATCAGCTTGTTGTCTATCAAATCCAACGTCAGCACTTGGTCGTTGTAAGTGGTGCCAAGGAATTCTTCGGGGTGTTTGTCTGACATCACAATCTCTGCAATGACGTTGTGCAACAGCGTACCCTCATCGGCGTACTTGTTGCTGGGTTGGGGCGGCATTTTCTGCACCAAGGCTACAGAGCCTGGGCAGTTCATAACGCGCTTGGCGGTTGAGCCGCCGACTATCTTACTGTGATCCATCATTCACCTCCAACATGTGGAGTAGCAACGCCATTTGGGTTGCGCGGGACACACTCTACCCATTCCGCGCCGTCGTACACAGCAGGGAAGTAGACACGATGTTTTGTCCACACCGTAAATGCGTGGCCTTGTGAGCCACCATACCCATTGTCAAATTTGGTGTCAAGCTGTTCGTCTGTCAATGTAGAAGACTCAATGTCCTCAAACGACTCACCGCATTCGCGCATTCGTAACGTAAGTTGTTCTCGCCATGTTGTTAGCAATTTAATCTCCTTTAGTTAATTGAGATTGAACTATAGCACAGAAAATAAAACTGTGCTAAACTTTTTGACATGAAAGAAAAAATAGTTGAAAATCATTTCGT